ATGGAAGAGTTGGTTGATGTTGCTGTGATTGAAGGTGCATCAGATTTCAAAGAAGTTGCTAACTTTGTGTTAGACAACTACAAGCCTATGTCTCATGTAGACATTGAGTATTGTAAAGAGTATTACCTAGAGTTGAATGGAGTTTTTGCTCTAACCGCAGAAGAGTGGACTGCACCCCTCACAATAAGAAAGGTGAATTTTTAAATGAGTAAGAAATCAGAAGCGTTAATGGAAACTCTTTTTGGAAGTGACAAAGAAATGGTGTCTGTTATCCATTCTGCGTTTGATGAGACTCCTCGCGTAGTTGCGATGGTTGAAGTTAACAAGTCTGCAAGTTTTATAAAAAAGTGTGAAGTTGCTTTTGTTAAGACAAACACTATCAATGATGCTTGGTGGAGAAACGAAGGTGTAACGCCTATGTTTCCTGAGAATGGTTGTCGATCTACGAGTGTAGGTGATATGGTACTAATCGGTACTGAGAAATATAAATGTGATCCAATGGGATGGAGTTTAATATGAATGAAAAACTAAAAGCGATGAGAGAAGTTTCTCTCATTGAGGAAATTAAGTCGAACAGTTTGCAGATAGAACAGTTATCTGAGGACGTAAGAGGATTGATGTACGCTGTACGTGATCTGACTGAACAACTCTCACTAAAGAAGGTTGCATAATGATTAAAGCTATGTTAATAGTTGCAAGTCTAGGTATCAATACAGAGATGCCAGACATGGACTCTTGTCTCAAAGCAAGAGCTGCAATCTCATCACAGGATGCGTCAATCAAATCTTTGTGTATCCCCAAGGCAGATGAGACATCTAAGATGAAAGAGATGTTTGACGTTTTTATAAATATGATTGATAGAATTAAGGAGTATGAAGAACTTGATAGACTTAACAGATCAGAAGATAGAGAATGCTGTGACAGCGAGGGCTAACTCCAAATCGGATTGGGCGAAACAATACTGGGATAATGTTCTCGCATATCTTTTAAGACAAGCAAATCGTTTGAACTAAATAGTGATATGATAACTCTCACAGAAAAAGCAAGAAAATATATGAAGAGTGTTGTCTATAATGGTGACTTCGTGACCCTCGGCGTAAAAGGTGGGGGTTGTTCTGGTATGCAATACGTATGGGATTTAAAAAGTAATTTGCCTGATATCGAATGGTCTGACCCTATAGACAATGTTCTTGTAGTTGATCCTCTTGCTGAAATGTTTCTTTTAGGTAGTGAGGTAGACTATATAACCGAGCTCGGCGGTAGTTTTTTAACAGTTAAAAATCCAACATCTACTAGTAGCTGCGGGTGTGGTGAAAGCTTCGGAGTTTAATTATGGAGGAATTTAAATTAACTAAATCTTGGACACAGAAGTATGAACAAATTACCAACTATAATTATAATATTAATGTCACTTGGAATGACATCAGCTTGCAGCTTTTTCCTACCTTGGCAAGTGTCAACATTTTTAACAGCTGGAGACTTGGTATTATCAGAGAAAACGGGAAAAAGTTCTAGTGAACATATTGTTGGAAAGATAACTGGTAAAGAATGCCAATGGGTAAGAGTTTTAGATGGCGAAGATGTTTGCATGAGTAAGAAAAAATATGAAGATTATCTTTTGAAGATGAATTGCGTAGAATATGAGTGGAATATTCTGGGTCTGCCCAGTTGTAAAGATGGTAAAACTAATAAAAAAGAAAAATATGGCGAAACAGGCCAGTGGGGAGGATGAATAATATGTTTGAATATAGATGTGTAATACTACGAATAATTGATGGTGATACGGCTGATGTAGATATCGATTGCGGCTTCGGCATATGGCTTCGTAAACAACGTATTCGTTTTTATGGTATCGATACTCCTGAGAGTCGCACAAGAGACTTAGAAGAAAAAAAATATGGTCTTATGGCGAAAGAAATAGTTAAGAAGTGGATACCAGAAGGTTCTACTCAAACACTTATCACAGAGAAAGATGATAAGGGAAAGTACGGACGTATTCTAGGAAAGTTCAAAATAACATTTAAGGAAAAAGAAACAACTCTAAACGAGTGGATGATTACAAACCATTATGGAGTTGAGTACTTTGGCCAATCTAAAGAGGAAATTGAGGAAGAGCATATACGGAATAGAGAACTTGTTAATTCAGATATGTCTAAGCTCTTCAACTTACATTAAAGGAAAAATCATGATAACTACTATTCTCATAACAATGCAGTTACTAGGTGCTTCCATGACGATAGATGTGGAGAAAATGTACGGTGCAATGAGCATAGGTACGTGTAACGAACTATTACCAATTATATTATGGAACTATCAATCCTCCAGCGGGTTTTGCTGGCGTGGAGATATCAAAACACCCCCACCACAAAAAATATAAAATGAAAGAGATTATATTATGAAACTACTAAGTGAATATTATGGAGAAGATAAGCTTGCATACAGAGGCGCCAAAGTCTATTTTCATTCCGAAACTTGGAGCGCAGTTAGTCAAGAGCTCATCCAAACATACCTGCTCGAATTTATCACAAAAAATACCAAAGTCTCTAAGGATTCTGACGATATGATCGTAAGTGATTTTGAGACAGTCTCATTACAGATTGCAGAAGACAGAGCAGAAAACTGGGTAATGGGTATTGACATTACTTCTAAATCCTGATATTATATACCTTATAATCAGAAAGGGTTTTCATGACAGAGAAATATAGATTTGTGTCACGCGAAGGTGACAAGTGGGCTTCTATACTTATTGACAGTGGTAAGTATAATGGTATCATATACCAATATGGTAAGGTTTCAGTACCAGAAGAAGAGAATGAAGACGGTAATATGCCTCTTGCATTTAAGTATAATGTTTTAGATTATAATGGCCACACAGAAGAATCCCTAAAAGAAACAGAAGAGTTTGTCACAGTACTTGGTGATATCCTTGTAGTAATACTAGATGAACAGCTGGAGAAAGATAACCTTGAATATGCAGACGATTGAACGAACAGCACTAACTCAACTCGTAACGAATGAGAAGTATGCAAGAAAGGTTCTACCATTCATAAAGGGTGATTACTTTTCTGATAAAACAGAAAGAACTGTATTTGAAGAGATATCTAAGTTTGTAGACAAGTATAATAAAATACCTACGAAAACTTCGTTGGAGATAGAAGTTCAGAGCCGTAAGGATTTGAACGAACATGAGTATAGTAAAGTTGTAGAGGTTATCAAAACACTAGAAACTACAGATGTAGATTTTGAGTGGTTAGTAGACACTACTGAGAAATTTTGTAAAGATAAGGCGGTATATAATGCGATTGTTGAAGGTATTTCTATCATTGATGGAAAAGATAAAAATAGAGGTGCAGATGCAATTCCATCTATTCTCACTGATGCTTTGGCCGTGGGTTTTGATAATCGTGTCGGTCATGATTATTTGGTGGACGCAGAATCCAGATTCGATTATTATCACACGGTAGAAGAGAAGATACCATTTGATTTGGATTTCTTTAATCGTATCACTAAAGGTGGATTACCTCCAAAGACTTTGAACATTGCTCTTGCTGGTACTGGTGTAGGTAAGTCATTATTTATGTGCCATGTGGCAGCTAACTGTTTGTCTCAAGGTAAGAATGTACTCTATATCACACTAGAGATGGCTGAGGAACGCATTGCAGAACGTATAGATGCAAACCTGATGAACGTATCAATGGAGGATTTGCATGACCTACCTAAACAGATGTTTAAGAGTAAGATAGATCATATCATCAAGAATACTTCTGGCCAACTCATTGTCAAGGAATATCCTACTGCATCAGCGCACTCTAATCACTTTCGTGGACTGATTAAGGAACTTGCAATCAAGAAGAGTTTTAAACCAGATATCATATTTATTGACTATCTGAATATATGTACGTCATCTAGAATTAAGGGAGTCACTAATGTCAACTCATATACAATGGTTAAGTCTATTGCAGAGGAGCTTAGAGGACTTGCAGTAGAAACAAACGTCCCGATTATGTCGGCAACACAAACCACTAGATCAGGTTTCTCTAATAGTGATGTAGGACTAGAAGATACAAGTGAAAGTTTTGGTCTGCCTGCAACTGCCGATCTTATGTTTGCACTTATATCTAACGAGGAACTAGATGCACTAAATCAGATTGCAGTTAAACAGTTGAAGAACCGATACAATGATCCTACTACAAACAAAAGATTCGTGATAGGCATAGATCGTGCAAAGATGAAACTATTTGACGTTACACTAGAAGAACAGAAGGGCCTTGCAGATAGTAATCAAACAAAAGAGGTAGATGACTTTGCAGAACCAGTATTTGATTCAACAGAATTTGGAGAAGGGTGGCAAGTATGATAGATTATAGATTTATGTGGAGTGAGCTCAGTTGGAAGATATTTGATGCTGGTTCCATTCTGTTTGATGACAAAAGTAACGATCTTCGATCCCTACCAAAGTCAGTTCGCCTAAACCTATTGATCACACTATCTACAATGTGGTCAACAGTATTCACTGTATGGACGTTTGAGACAGTCTATGGTATAGCGTATGGGTGGGGTGGATTGGTTATCGGTCACATTCTATTCATCATCGCCACATACTACACATTTCACTCATTCAAGACGACAAGAGAGCAATCCAAGAAAACGTCTGGTATACGCACATATGATCAGTGCTATGATTTTCTCGCTAAAAAGGATAGATAA